GGATGAAATTAAAACTCTTGAGTTGAAGAAAGAATCTCTTAACGATAAAGTTAAGATGCAGAAAGAGTTTATTGAAGAACTTGAAAATCGTGGAAAGGATAATATCAGTAACAATAATCGGAAAATTTCCGATCTAATGTCTGAAATTGAACTTCATATGAAGGAAAATTCGGTCACTGAAGAAAAGGTATTTGGATTTGCAAAAGAACAAGAGTATGTAACTGGCGCGACAGAAAAACTTCGCAAACTTGGAAACCTAAAAGGTAAAATCTCCCAAAAAGTATCTACGATTACTAAAGAGCATAAGTTCTTTACTGAAAATACGGTCTGCCCTACCTGTACGCAAGAGATTGATGAGACCTTCAGAATAAATAGAATTAACGACGCTCAAAATAAAGCAAAGGAGTTGCAATCTGGTTATAAAGAACTGGAGGAGGCAATTAAAGAGGAAGAAGAGCGAGAGCGTCAATTCCTTGCTCTTTCTAAGGAGATTACAAAACTTACAAATGAAATTTCTCAAAACAATATTAAGATCACTGGATGTCAACGACAAATCAGAGATCTTGAATCGGAAATTCAAACTATTACCACTCAACTTGAAAACAGAAATTCTGAACATGAGAAGTTAGAAAATTTCAGAAACAATCTCCAAACTACATACGAAGAACTAGCCTCTAAAAAGGATTCAGTTAACTACTACGATTTCACTTATAGTTTGCTTAAGGACGGAGGAGTAAAAACTAAAATCATCAAGAAGTACCTACCGCTGATAAATCAGCAAGTTAACCGTTATCTTCAGATGATGGATTTTTACATCAACTTTACACTTGATGAGGAGTTTAACGAAACCGTCCAGTCACCCATTCACGAAGATTTCTCTTATGCATCTTTTAGTGAGGGTGAAAAAATGAGAATTGACCTTGCACTCCTTTTCACTTGGAGAGAAGTCGCAAGGTTTAAAAACTCAGTCAACACAAACCTTCTGATTATGGATGAAGTGTTTGATAGTTCTCTTGATGGATTTGGTACAGAAGAGTTTCTCAAAATCATTCGTTATGTGATTAAGGATGCTAATATATTCGTTATCTCTCATAAGACTGGTTTAGAGGACAAATTTGAAAGTGTCATAAAGTTTGAGAAAGTCAAAGGTTTCTCGCGTATGGTGGTCTGAACCACTCAAGAAAAATGCAAGTCCCAAATTGGAAGCATCACTCTAAAAAAGAACAGAAACGAAAACTTAAACCGCAAGCACTTCGGCAAGCAAAAGCACGAAGACAAGCACTCAAGAAGCGTCTCAATCAACGAGACGCTTCTTTTTTATAAATAACTAAAAAGTATTTGTAAAATGGAAGCTAAAGACATTCGCAATCTACAAGAAGCATATTTGGAAGTTTATCAGGAACTTGATGAGGCATCATACTCTGCAAAGGCAGCAAGAGCAGGTAAGGATATTGGTAAACCTGGTAAAGCATTTGCAAAGATTGCTAAAGAAGCAGGTGAGCGTTATGGTTCTGAAGAGCGAGGTAAAAAAGTTGCCGGTGCAGTATTAGCAAAACTTCGTAGAGAAGAAGTAGATATCTACGACATCATCCTCTCACACTTACTTGATGAAGGATATGCTGAAACCCCAGAAGCAGCAGAACGTATTATGGTGAATATGAGTGAAGAGTGGAGAGATAGTATTGTAGAAGCAGAAGGTTCTTACGGACAAACTCCTAAAGCAAGACAGGCTATGTCTAATCTTGCACAATCAAGAGCAGCAAAACCTGCAAGTGAGTATGGTAAAAGGGGAGAAAAAACTAAAAAAGTAGGAGCAGCAGAAAAGCACGTTGAGAGAATGACGACTAAACCTCATCGTGGAAGAGGTCATTTAGGTCCAGCAGATTCGGAAGAAAGAGAGCACGCAAGAGGTATGGGTGAGGTAGGTTCTGGTCGTTCATATAGTGCTTCGGGCGGTTCAGTCACTAAAAACCCCAAGAAACTCCGTAAGCAAAAAGCGATGGGTGAGCACGACTGAGGCCAGTTCCCAAAGTGTCCACTTGGAGGTTGCAAGACCTCCTTTTTTCGTATAATAGGGTCATACGAAACAAAACCGATGCCTGTTCGCCACGAAATCAAATCCCAACTTGCGAAACTGCTTGCGACTGAAGACCTTGTAGTGGAGCACAAGAAGGTTGAGACCGCTTGCTTTAACGTCCATACTAGGGTTCTGACGCTGCCTCTCTGGGAGAAGGCTAGCGGAACCGTCTATGACCTTCTGGTGGGTCACGAAGTGGGTCACGCACTCTTTACACCTGATGAGGACTGGACCGAGACCACAAAGGTTCCCGCTCAGTTTGTGAATGTCGTAGAGGACGCTCGCGTTGAGAAACTGATGAAGCGTAAGTATGCTGGTCTTGCAAAGACCTTCTTTGGTGGTTATAAGGAACTGAACGAGCAAGATTTCTTCCAACTTGAAGGTGAGGATATTTCCAAGTTCAATCTTGCAGACAAAGCAAATCTTTACTTCAAGGTTGGTAACTTTCTTCCTCTGGATTTCACTCCAGAAGAAAAGGAGATTGTTGACCTGATTGCTGCTTCTGAAAGTTTTGCAGATGTTCTGATTGCTGCTGAGGAACTTTATAAGTACTGTAAAAAAGAACAGCAACAACAGCAGAAAGTTGCTGATTTTGATAATCACGAAACTCAAAGTGCTTCTACTTCTCCTAATGGTGAAGATGCTGAAATGGAGCAACCTCAGGATGAGCAAGAGGGTCAATCTAACGAATCAGAATCTTCTCAATCTGAAGAGAATAGTGATAATGAAGGACCCGCCCAAAGTCAACAAAATACCACTTCACCTTCTAACACTCAGGAAGAACCTGAAGTTCGTACTGCAGATTCTCTGGAAGACAAACTTCGCGGTCTGGTAAATCAGCACGGTGAAGATAATGTGTATGTAGAACTTCCTCAAGTCAATCTTGAGACGATTATTGCGAAGAACTCTGAAGTTCATAAAGAACTTGATGATTGCTTTAATCATCAGCAGAGGAATATGGACACTCTGAATGAAGCAAATAACGCACCTCTTTGGAGCCTTTATAAGAATGTAGACCTTGAGTTTCAGAAGTTCAAGAACTCTGCTCAGAAGGAAGTCAATTATCTTGTGAAAGAGTTTGAGTGCCGTAAGGCAGCAGATAGTTATGCCCGTGCTTCTACTGCTCGCACAGGTGTTCTTGATACTGGTCGTCTTCATTCTTACAAGTTTAGCGAAGACCTCTTCAAGAAAGTAACTGTTCTTCCTGATGGTAAAAATCACGGTCTGATTTTTATTCTGGATTGGAGTGGTTCTATGCAGAATGTACTTCTGGATACTTGTAAGCAACTCTTCAACCTGATTTGGTTCTGTAAGAAAGTTTCCATTCCTTTTGAGGTTTATGCCTTCACGAATGAATGGCGTCGTACTTTCTACGATTATGAGAGTAATGAGCGTAAAGCATCCGATAGGTCTTCTCACTATGAGAAGAAGGAAGGTTTGATTGTTGTTGATGAAAGTTTCTCTCTGATGAACCTTCTTACCAGTAAAGTTTCTGGTAACAAACTGGAACAACAAATGAAGAACATTTGGCGTCTTGCTGCATACTTCAATAACTCTTATAACGCTCCTTATACCTATCCTACTCGTCTGTGTCTTTCTGGAACTCCTCTGAATGAGGCTCTGATTTGTCTTCATCAGATTATTCCTCAGTTCCAAAGTCAAAATAAACTTCAGAAAGTTCAGTGTATTGTTCTGACTGATGGTGAAGCACCTCCGCTCCCCCGTCACGTTGAAGTGAAGCGTGGTTGGGAAAGTGAACCTTATCTTGGAACCCGTCACGTTAATCCCGACAACTCTTTCCTGCGTGATAGAAAGACGGGTATGAACTATAAGTTCGGGTATGATTATCACGGATATAGTGATACTCTTCTGAAGAACCTGAAGGATAAGTTTCCTTCTGTTAATCTGATTGGTATTCGTGTTCTGTGTAGTCGTGATGCAAACCGCTTCATTCAACTCTATCACTCTTGGAAGGATAAGAAGTATGATGCAATCCAGAGTGACTGGAAGAAGAACAAGAGTTTCATTATTACTAACTCTGGGTATGATGCATACTTTGGTATTTCTTCCACTGCACTTTCTCAGGATGCTGAGTTTGAGGTTGCAGAATGTGCTTCCAAGGCACAAATCAAATCTGCTTTTGTGAAGTCACTGAAAACTAAGAAACTCAACAAAAAGGTTCTGGGGGAGTTCATTTCACTCGTTGCATAAATACCTAAAAAGTATTTTTGTGCAAATGAGAACCTATCAGGAGTTTATAACTGAGATTAGAAGGTATAATCTCCGCCGTAAAGGTGGAGACCCTTTTACTCATTCTGGTGGTTATAAACCATTAAAACCTTTAGATTTGTCTGCTATTCATAAAATGGGTGATGAGGCTGCTAAATCAACTGCTAAGGCAAAGGAACAAAGAGAAAAGAAAAATAGGCAGTTTGATACTAGAAAAAGAATGGATGCTGCTGGTAAGAAACTTGGATTGCCTGAAGGTGTTGAACTTGATGAAGGTATGACGATGAAGGACTTCAAAGCAAATCGCAGAAAACTCAAGCGTAGAGAAGCCTCTGCCGATGCTGAGAAGAGAGGACACGTTGGTAAGGAATGGTACAATAGTGGTAGAAAGTATTCTCCAGATGAAGCAAAGAGAATGCGTTCAAAACTAGATGATGAAGAAAGAAGTACAAGACATCGTAGTGCTATAGACCCTGAGGGTGATGATAGTGACTACTCTGCAAATAGAACGAAGAATGCTAAGAAACTCCGCAAGCAAAAAGCAATGGGAGAACTTGGAGAAGAGCGTATTGATGAACTCTTCATTACCAGAAAATCTGCAGAAGAAAAAACCGACGAAAAAAGAAAGAAAAAAGTTGCTGAACTTATTCGTTTAATGAAACACGCAAAAGACCCAAGTTCTGATGTTGCTAAAAAGGCAGTAAAATCTGAAGAGTATATTGACGAAACTTCACTCACAAGAGTGATGAGAAAGTCGCAGAAGGGTGGTATGGCGATTATGTCTGCTCAAAGAGGAGACAAATCAAAAGCAGAAAACAAAGCACGCTCAAAACAACTTGAGAAAGATGTAAGAGGTGCTGGTCTTCCGGGTCCTACTAAAGTTGCTGGTAGATATACCGAAAATCCTGGAACTTCACAAGAGAAGAAAGTGGGAGAGAAATCTCACGTTATTACTCCCGGTAAAAAAGGTAAGAGAAAGTTTAAGAAAGCGATTGAGAAACTTGGTAAAAAGTATGACCAAGATTCCGTACTTATTCAGCGTAAAGGTGGTGGAGAAGCAACACTTAAAGGTACTTCTAAAACATCTTGGCCTGGACAAGGAAAGAATGTTAAAATAGGTAAAATGAAACCAGGTAGAACTGGAGAGTTTGATACCAAAGTTAAGAACAAGACATTTACAGTTGAGCATTGAAATGAAAAAAAAGTTTCCTTTTGAGCACGTTGTTAAGTACGACACAAAAGAAGTGTGGGTTGCTTGTAGCAGTGTAACTACTGCTTTAGGTATTCCTGCACTTGTTGAAAAATACTATCCTGGTTATAAAGGTCACATCGGCAGCAAGGAGTATCTGGAGACACTTCGGAACCAGTTGGTGAACTGACCACCAGGGGTCCCAGCGGACCCTTTTTTGCTCTATAATGACTGAGTTGAAACAAAACACACATTATGTCCCGCATTCAAATGACCGACGACCAAATCATCAGTGACCTGAAGAACACCTTTGGTAAAGAGTTTACTGCTGCCGATGTTCGCGGTTATTGTGCATCCAAAAACCTTTCCTATCCCACTGTTACTAAGCGACTGGAAAACTTCAAAGTTGGTCGCGGTAAGTGGAACCTGGAAGTAACTCAAAAGAAAGTGGAAGAGATGGAGCGTACTTTCAATAGCGTTGCTGTTCTTCCCGAAGTTCATCAAAACCTTATCCCCGATAAAGATGATACCTTCGTCAAGTTTGGTAATTTTAACGACGTTAAAAAAATTATTCAGTCCCGTCTTTTCTATCCTACGTTCATTACGGGTCTTTCGGGTAATGGTAAAACGTTCTCTGTGGAGCAAGCGTGTGCTCAACTGAAGCGTGAACTTATTCGTGTGAATATTACGATTGAAACTGATGAGGATGACCTGATTGGCGGTTTCCGTCTTGTGAATGGTGAAACTGCTTGGCACAATGGTCCTGTGATTGAAGCATTGGAACGTGGTGCTGTTCTTCTCCTGGATGAGATTGACCTTGCTTCTAACAAGATTCTCTGCCTGCAATCTGTCCTTGAAGGTAAGGGTGTTTTCCTGAAGAAGATTGGTAAGTTCGTGAAACCTTCTCCTGGTTTCAACGTGATTGCTACCGCAAACACCAAGGGTAAGGGTTCTGATGACGGTCGCTTCATCGGCACCAACGTTCTCAATGAGGCGTTCCTGGAGCGTTTTCCTGTGACCTTTGAGCAGTCCTATCCCGCCCCTTCCGTGGAGCAGAAAATCCTTGAGGGCATCGCTCTGGACCTTGGAGTGGAAGACCGTGACTTCTGCAAGCGCCTGGTTGATTGGGGTGATATTATCCGCAAGACCTTCTATGATGGTGGTATTGAGGAAATCATTAGCACCCGTCGTCTGGTTCATATCATCCGTGCTTACAGCATCTTCCAAGATAAAGGAAAAGCAATCCAAGTGTGCGTCAATCGCTTTGATGACGAAACCAAGCAAGCATTCCTTGAACTTTATGACAAGGTTGATGCTGATTTCCAGATGCCTGTTGAGGGTGAACATGTGACTTATAACCTTGACTCTCAGCAAGCAAACTGATAGAATATGAGGAGGTCAATGTGCCTCCTCTTTTTGTCCTTTTACTATGAAACAAAATGCCTGAAAACTTTGAGAGCACTTACGAAAGTTCTATTCCAAATTATTATACAAATACTTTGTATAAGGTAAAAGAAAACGGAAATCTTTATCCATACGACACAATCAAATTTGATATTAAAATGCCTGAAGAAACAAACAAAAATGGTTTTTGGAAATACGAAGAAGATAAAACTCTGAAGGAAGTTGAGCAATATCTTTCCAGTACCTATCACTCTCACTATACTTCTGAGCAATCTAAAACTCAGACACTTGATTTGATTGAGAGTATTGGTGATGCAGAAGCATTTACTCGTTCAAATGCAATCAAATACCTTTCTCGCTTTGGTAAGAAGAATGGTAAATCTAAGATGGATATTCTGAAAGCAATCCACTATTGTATTCTTCTTTATCACTTTGCTGGTCTGCACAAAAACACTAACAACGACTTTCCTTATTGATTATGAAACTTTCTGATAAAACTCTTTCGGTTCTCAAAAACTTCTCTGGTATCAATCAGTCCATTCTTTTCAAGGAAGGCAACAAACTTCGCACCATCAGTGTGATGAAGAACATCCTTGCTGAAGCGACGATTACTGAAGAGTTTCCTCGTGACTTTGGTATCTATGACCTCAACCAGTTTCTGAATGGTTTGGGTCTTCATAAAGCACCCGAACTGGACTTTGAGAATGATGGTTATGTCGTCATTCGTGAAGGTAAGATGCGGTCCAAGTATTTCTTTGCGGACCCTAGTGTGATTGTTACTCCTCCAGACAAAGCAATCAATCTTCCCAGCGAAGATGTCTGTTTTGAACTGTCTACGGAGCAAATGGACAAACTCCTGAAAGCAGCCGCTGTTTATCAACTTCCTGACATTTCTGCTGTTGGCGAAGCGGGTGTTGTGAAACTGGTTGTCCGTGATAAGAAGAACGATACTTCTAATGATTTCTCTATTGTTGTGGGTGAGACCGATAGTGAGTTTGTATTTAACTTCAAGGTAGAGAACATCAAGATTCTTCCTGGCACCTATGAAGTGGTTGTGTCACAAAAACTTTTGTCACGGTTCCAGTCCAAGAACCACGACCTATGCTACTATATTGCTCTGGAACCCGATTCAACTTTTGGATGATGGAATTTTTACTTTACCTCACTCCTGAGGCACAAAATATTCTCAACCTCGTTTATAAAGCAAAATATTCTGTTGCCGAAAACGTGGGGTATTGTAGAGATAAAAATTTTTTTGGATATGCTGATTTTGGTAAAAAATTTGTAATTTGCACAAAAAATATTAAAAACAGTGGATTTGATGTTAAGTTTTATATTAATGAAACTGTATATCACGAATCTGTTCATGTAGCACATCACTGTAATGGTTATCGTCCTTTTTGGATTTCTAAAAAAGATATGCCTCTTCCATCCAATAAACTTGAAGATGTTAAAAAATCTGTAAGTATGACTACTGCTTCATCTCAATTAGAACACGAAGCATTTTGGATGGAGGATAAACCTGATAAAGTAAAGTATGTCGTTCAAAAGTATTGTTTCTAATGAACATCTTCGTAACTTCCCCCTGGCCTGCCGAGAGTGCAATCGTACTTCCGGATAAGCACATATGTAAAATGCCCTTGGAGTGCTGCCAAATGCTCTCCATTGTGGCATCTGAAAAATGGGGTCACGGGTATGGTTATCTCTATAAATCTGATGATACACCTTACAGAACTGAAAAAGGTGCGTTTCGTAATCATCCCTGCACCAAATGGGCACTGGAAAGTATCCACAATGCTTATTGGTTGATTAAACACGGTTTGAACTTGTGTGACGAATACACCTTGCGTTATAATAAAGTTCATTCGTGCTACAAAACACTTGTAGATGCTTACTATCTTTTCCCCAAAGGTAAGATTACAGAAGTAACTCCATTTGCTCGTGCGATGCCAGATGAATTTAAACTGGACACAACTATCGACACTTTTACTGCTTACAAGATGTACATTAGCAGCAAACCTTGGGTTGCATCTAATTATCTTCGTATGCCAGAACGAAAACCTGAGTGGGTATGAAGTACAAAAGAGGTGACTTTTTCCTTGATAAAGATACGCAAAAGTTGTATATTTTTGATGGGAATGAATGGTGGGAAGTTGTCCCAGATTCTTATTTGAAAAAACTGATTGGATTTGATTATGACAAGTGAATTTCTTTTTGTGGAGAAGTACCGTCCTCAAGTAATTGACGACTGTATTCTTCCTGATGAAACTAAAAAAACATTCAAGGAGTTTGTGGAGAAAGGTGAGATTCCAAATCTCCTTCTTGCAGGACCTCCTGGTATTGGTAAAACAACAATTGCAAAAGCACTATGTAACGAACTGGGAGCAGATTACTATGTCATCAACGGATCCGACGAAGGACGTTTCCTGGATACTGTACGGAACCAAGCAAAGAACTTCGCTTCGACCGTCTCACTTACGGGATCTTCTAAACACAAAGTCATCATTATTGACGAAGCAGACAACACCGGTAATGATGTACAACTCTTACTACGGGCGAATATTGAGGCATTTTATAGCAACTGCCGATTCATCTTCACCTGCAACTACAAGAACAAAATTATTGAACCACTTCACTCCCGATGTGCCGTCATTGACTTCACAATCAAGGGAAAGCAAAAAGTACAACTTGCTGGAAGTTTCTTCCAACGTCTTCAAACGATCCTGGATCAGGAAAAGATTGAGTATGAGCAAAAGGTCCTTGCGGAACTTGTATCAAAGCACTTCCCTGATTTTCGTAGGGTCCTTAACGAATGTCAGAGGTACGCTACGGGAGGAAAAATTGACTCGGGCATTCTTGCATCTTTCTCTGACATCTCTGTAAATGAACTCGTCAAGAACCTCAAAGACAAGAACTTCCCAGAAGTCCGTAAGTGGGTGGTCTCCAACTTGGACAACGATGCTTCTCATCTACTTCGCAGGGTTTATGACGCCTGTTATGATTGCCTTTCACCCCAATCTATCCCTGCTGCCGTTCTTGTTATTGCTAAGTATCAATACCAATGTGCGTTCGTGGCTGACCAGGAAATTAACCTCTTAGCAGCACTAACTGAAATTATGTGTGAGTGTGAATTCAAATGAAATCTCTTAAGACACCCCTAAGGTATCCCGGCGGCAAGTCCCGTGCTTGCGTTAAGATGGATCCATATTTCCCAGATCTACGAAACTATGATGAGTTTCGGGAACCCTTCTTGGGTGGAGGATCTGTTTCTATTCATATTGCAAAGAAATATCCAGATCTCAAGATTTGGGTGAATGATCTTTATCCTCCACTTGTAATCTTCTGGCAACAACTCCAGATGTTTGGAGAAGAACTGAAAGAACATCTTCTTCACTTTAAGAGTACTTGTCCGGATCCAGAATCTGCCAGAGGTCTTTTTGATATTTCAAAGCAGATTCTTAATGATCCAAACACTGGTGATTTTGAACGTGCTGTAAGGTTTTATATTGTAAATAAGTGTTCTTTTAGTGGTCTTACTGAAAGTTCTTCATTTTCACCTCAGGCATCTAATTCCAATTTTAGTGTGCGTGGAATTGAAAAACTCCCCGAGTACTCTAAACTTATTGAGCACTGGCGTATAACTAATTACTCCTATGATTATCTGATGGATGGAAATATGGGTGCTTTTATGTATCTTGATCCTCCTTATGATATTAAGGATAATCTCTATGGGAATAAGGGATCGATGCACAAAGGATTTGATCACGATAAGTTTGCTGCTGATTGCAATTCTAACAATATGGATATGTTGGTAAGTTATAATACGGACCAACTTGTTAAAGATCGCTTCTTAGGTGGAAAATGGAATGCTGCTGAGTTTGATTTGACTTACACGATGCGTTCTGTGGGTGAATATATGCGTGAGCAAAAAAAACGTAAGGAACTACTACTTTTTAATTATGGAATTGAAGGACTGGTTGAACTCAATCAACCAAACGAAACAGAATCTGATTGAAGAAAATCCAGAACTAAAAAAAGAATATTCTCCTTTTATTATCAACAAATGTCTGTCAGGGCAGATTGATTGTATTCTCTTTGCAAATGAGATGAATATCAATCATCATCTTGACAAAGATATGCAATATTCGTTTTATCTAAATACTCTTAGGAAACGGAAGAGATTTTCTCCCTGGCTCCGTAAGGATAAAATCACGGACTTAGAATGTGTAAAACAATACTATGGTTATAGTAATGAAAAAGCATCTCAAGCACTGAAAATCCTGACAAAAGAACAAATTAACTTTATTAAAAAACGACTTGAAACTGGAGGATCAAAATGACTACTACGGTAGAACCTACTGTTGATTGGTCTCAGGACCAAATGGTAGAGGTAATTCTTAATGAACCTGATGACTTTTTGAAAGTTCGTGAAACTTTGACCCGTATCGGAGTTGCATCACGTAAGGAGAAAAAACTCTATCAATCTTGCCATATTCTGCATAAGCAGGGTAGATATTATATTGTTCACTTTAAGGAACTATTTGCACTTGATGGTAAGCACGCAAATCTTACCATTAATGATGTTCAGCGTCGTAATCGTATTGCCCGTCTTCTTGCCGATTGGGGTTTGATTACTGTTGTTAAAGAAGAACGAGTATCTGATATTGCACCTCTTAACCAAATTAAAGTTCTCTCTTATAAAGATAAGGGAGATTGGATTCTGGAACAGAAATACAATATTGGTAAGAAAGGTAAGACAACTGAAGATGTTTAATGCAATTTGTTTATTTCTTTTAGTGATTGCTGCATACACAAATCTTTATCTTAATCTTAAAGCAAGACATAGACGATAAATAAGATTGAGACCTTTCGTGCGGTCTCTACAAAAGTCGGAACACCCTAAAAAGAGGTTCGGTTTTGCCGATACCTCTTTTTTTCGTATCTTGTATAATTATATTATGGACGCCGAAAGGGTCCACAAAACACAAACTCGCTTAAAAAGGAGATACTATAATGACTAACCTTGCACGTTATACTACTGCGGACCTGAATACTCTTCTGGACAAAATTACCCGCAACAGTATTGGAATGGACGAATATTTTGACCGTCTATTCAATCTTCACGAAACTACCTCTAATTATCCACCATATAATCTTGTTCAGGTAAGCAACGTTGAATCACGTTTAGAACTTGCACTTGCTGGATTTAAGAAGGAGGAAGTCAATGTATTCACCGAGTATGGAAAACTTTTTGTTGAGGGGCAAAAGGAAGACAGGGAAACTGATACCCGCTACGTCCATAAGGGACTGGCTCAAAGAAGTTTCAAGAGAGCATGGACATTATCCGATGACACAACAATCAAGGATGTCACTTTCGAGGATGGATTGCTAACTATTGTTCTTGGTAAAATTGTCCCAGAACATCATGCTCGTAAAGATTATCTCTAAATAGATAAAAACTTACAATAATGAAAACTTTTCAGGAATTTATATCTATACTAAAGGAAATGAAAGGTGATTTTGGGTCTGGTGCAATGCCACCTAAACCAAAATGTTATGGCAAAACAACTACTTATGCGATGCTTCCTGGAAAGAAAGTTTGTAAGTTTAAAAGAAAGAGATAAATAATATTACTATCGTCGGCGCAGAGGAGCACCTGGCACGAACCAGGTTGACTCCTCCTTTTTTTATTGGTAGAATACTGAGAGGTATGGAGTAAAAATGACTGTAAAACTTTTGCTTTTGAAATCTGGAGAAGATATTATTGCGGACGTTAAAGAGATGGTGGTGGGTGAAGAGGAAAGTCCAAGAGTAGTTGGGTATTTTCTTCATAAACCTTGTGTCGTTAAAATGACACCTCCGACAAATGTTCCTCAAAGTTTTGAGGATACTGATAATTCTCAAACTGGATCTTTTAGGGTAACTTTGTTTCCTTGGATGCCACTTTCAAAAGATAATACAATTCCTGTTTCTGCTGATTGGGTAGTTACTATGGTAACTCCTAGTGATAAATTAAATAATATGTACCTTGAGGACGTTTTAAACTATGGAAAAGAAGATGATAAAGATTCTATATCTACTGAACAATCAGATTCTGATCAGTCAGATTGAAGAAGTTGGTGCTGATATTGGAGAACCTGATTGTAAGTTAATTAAACCATTCACAGTCACTAAGGATAAAACTTTAGAACCATTTTTGATGGGTTATACTAAACAAGATACATTTATGATGAGTTCGGATAAGATTCTTACACTTTCCGACCCGACTCCGACACTTCTTGAAAAATATGAGGATTTGATTAAGGAATGAATTTCTACACTAATGTTCAATTGATTGGAAATCAGTTTTTGGTTCGTGGAGTACAGAATGGAAAAAGATTTGAGACGAGGGATGAATTTTTCCCAACTCTTTATGTAAAAACTAAAAAAGAATCCAAATATAGAACATTAAGTGGTGAACCAGTTGAACCAGTAAATCCTGGAACAGTTCGTGATTGTCGTGAGTTTTATAATAAGTATGAAAGTGTAGATGGATTTGAGATTTACGGAAACGACCGTTATATCTACCAATACATTTCCGAAAAATATCCAGAGGATGAAATCAAGTTTGATATCAGTAAAATTAAACTTGTAACTCTGGATATTGAGGTTGCTTCAGAGGGGGGATTCCCTGATGTGGAATCTGCTTCGGAAGAAATTCTATCTATTAGTATCCAAGATTATACAACTAAGAAGATTACTACTTGGGGTGTTAAACCATTCAATAACACCCGTAAGGACGTTACTTATTATCACTGTCCTTCTGAGTATGAACTTCTCAATCATTTCATTAACTATTGGATGGTTGATGTTCCTGATGTGATTACTGGGTGGAACATTCAGATGTATGACGTTCCATATATCTGTAAGCGTCTTAATCGGGTTCTTGGTGAGAAACTGATGAAGCGTTTCTCTAACTGGGGACTTGTGACTGAAGGTGAAGTATTCATCAATGGACGCAAGCACACAACATTTGATGTTGGTGGTTTGACTCAACTTGACTATCTGGACCTTTATAAGAAGTTTACTTATAAAGTTCAGGAATCTTATCGTCTTGATTATATTGCTGAAGTTGAACTTGGCCAGAAGAAACTAGACCACTCTGAGTTTGATACCTTCAAGGATTTCTACACGAAGGGGTGGCAGAAGTTTATTGAGTACAACATCATTGACGTAGAACTTGTTGACCGTCTGGAAGACAAGATGAAACTGATTGAACTTGCTCTCACAATGGCTTATGACGCGAAGGTGAACTATGCCGATGTGTTTTATCAAGTTCGTATGTGGGATAATATCATCTACACATATCTGAAGAAGAGGAACATTGTGATTCCTCCAAAGAACCGAAATCAGAAAGATGAAAAGTATGCGGGTGCTTATGTAAAAGAACCGATTCCTGGTAAGTATGATTGGGTAGTGAGTTTTGACTTGAACTCTCTATATCCTCACCTGATTATGCAGTATAATATTTCTCCAGAAACTTTGGTGGAGGAAAAGCATCCGACAGTGAATGTAGATAAGATTCTTAATCAAGAACTTACGTTTGAGATGTATAAGGACTATGCGGTATGTGCTAATGGAGCAATGTATCGTAAGGATGTTCGCGGTTTCCTTCCTGAACTGATGGATAAGATTTATCAAGAACGTACCATTTACAAGAAGAAGATGCTTGCTGCTGAGCAAGAATATGAGAAGACAAAAGACAAGCAATTGATTAAAGAAATTGCTCGCTGCAATAATATTCAAATGGCACGTAAGATTCAACTGAACTCTGCTTATGGTGCGATTGGAAATCAATATTTCCGTTACTACAAACTTGCAAATGCTGAAGCGATTACTTTCTCTGGGCAGGTATCAATTCAGTGGATTATGAATAAGATGAATTCTTATCTCAATAAAATTCTTAAAACGGATGGTGAAGATTATGTTATTGCTTCTGATACTGATTCTCTTTATATCAATATGGGTCCTTTGGTTGAAACTGTATTCAAGGGAAGAGAGAAAACTACTCAAAACATTGTGTCTTTCCTTGATAAGGTGTGTGAGATGGAACTTGAAAAATATATTGAAAGTTCTTACCAAGAACTGGCGGATTATGTGAATGCTTACGACCAAAAGATGTTTATGAAGCGTGAGTGTATTGCTGAGCGTGGTATTTGGACCGCAAAGAAGCGATACATTCTGAGTGTCTGGAATAGTGAGGGTGTTCAGTATGATGAACCTAAACTCAAGATTAAGGGTATTGAGGCAATCAAATCTTCTACACCTGCACCCTGTCGTAAGATGCTAAAAGAGGGTTTTAATATTATGATGGGCGGAACCGAAGATGATATGATTCAATTTATTGAAGAATCAAGGAATAAATTCAAGAAACTATCTCCCGAGGAAATATCTTTTCCACGTTCTGCCTCTGATGTTCAAAAGTATACTTCTTCGTCGGATATCTATATTAAAGGAACACCAATTCACGTTCGTGGAGCACTTTTGTTTAATCATTACATAAAACAAAATAAACTAACGGGAAAATATTCTCTTATACAAAATGGAGAAAAGATTAAGTTTGTTTATCTTAAAAAACCAAATATTATTCACGAAAATGTAATTTCATTTATTCAAGAGTTTCCAAAGGAACTCAATCTTGACAAATACATAGATTATGAACTACAATTTGAGAAAGCATTTCTAGAGCCACTCAAAGTTATTCTTGATATTATTGGGTGGAGTGTAGAAAAAACTGTAAACCTTGAATCATTTTTTGCCTGATGGACTTTCTTAAAGATATTGTAAAAGAGATTGGTGATGACTATACAAAGTTAGCATCAGATATTGACGAGACGGAGACTTATGTTGATACGGGTTCGTACATTTTTAATGCACTGGTTTCAGGTAGCATTTTTGGTGGTGTATCTGGGAATAAGATTACTGCTATTGCTGGAGAGTCTTCTACTGGAAAGACTTTCTTCAGCCTCGCC